TGGTGCGGCTGGACGTTGGGAACGTTGAGAAGGTCGCTTGCGACGCTCTCAATGGGGTCTGCTACAGCGACGACGGGCAGATTGTCCGGCTGGTGGTAGAAATCGGCAGAGCGATGCCAGGCGGCGGTCTGACGGTCGAAGTCAATGCCGTTATCGTGGCGTATATCTGACGCGATGGCTGCGGCGCGATGCCTTGAAAACGCCCATTGGAAAACATAGTATACACTACGTAACCAATCAAGAAAGGGCGCGAACGATGGACCAGAGTAAGCGAAAAGAGGTTTTGTGTTTTCGAGTAGATCCCGATGAACTGCGGACGATAGACACCATTTCTGCGATAAGAGGGTGCCAGCGGTCAGAGTGGGTGCGTCAGGTGGTTTCTGCAGCAGTGCGAACAGAATGCTTGGCCATAGTGTCGTCTCGGGCCGATGCAATCAAACGGTAGGCGCGAACATGGCCCGCGCTCGCAACATCAAGCCAGGATTCTTTGAGAACGAGATTCTTGGTGTGCAAGACCCATTCGTATGCCTCCTGTTTGCTGGACTATGGACGCTCGCAGACAAAGCAGGAATTCTTGAGGACAGGCCGATGCGGATAAAGGCGCAACTGTTCCCGTACCGTGAATCACTGGACGTTAACGGTCATCTAACGGTGCTCCAACGGTTAGGCTTCATCCGTAGGTACGAAGTGGATGGATCTCGCTATATCGAGGTGACGAACTTCAAGAAACACCAAAGCCCTCATCACACAGAAAGAGCGTCAATTTTTCCAGCATATTCAAGCGATTGCGAAATAACGGTGAATTCACCGTTAGATCACGGTGGAAATCCTCCTGATTCTCTGATTCCTGATTCTCTGATTCCTGATTCTCTGATTCCTGAAGAAGAGCAAAGTCAAACCCCGTCCGTCCATCCGGCCAATACCGACAAAACCGAAATCGTTCAGCCGGACATCGCCGACAATTCCAGCGCGGCTGCGCCGACGCTGGTCGAGGAAGATCAACCTGCTTTGATTGGCGAACTGTTTCCTGTAGAAATCCGCGCTGTGAAGCCTGCAGTGTCTGTGAAAGCATCTCGTGAGCAGGAGGCTTGTCGGGCTACATGGGACGCTTACAGCGATGCATACCGTGAGCGTTACGGCGTAGCCCCCGTCCGAAACGCCAAGGTCAATTCGGCCATCAAGAGCTTCACCCGGCGAATTGGTGCCGATGAATCGCCAGGCGTTGCTCGCTACTTCGTCAGCCACGCCGATGCCTTTTACGGCCGCAAATGCCACGACGTTGGGCTGATGCTGGCGGACGCTGAGAAGCTGCGGACGGAATGGGCGACACAGCGGCAGGTAACTGGTGTCACGGCGCGGCAGCAGGAGCGGACAGGGACGATGCGCAACGCGGTTGATCGGATTTTGGCGGAAAGGGGCGCGGCATGAGGCAGAGCGTTGAGGTTTTGAAGGCGATAGCGGTGACTGCGGAACTTCTCGGGACCGAGCTAAGCGAGGCGGCTCTACGGGCTTTCGAGCGGCGTCTTTCGGCGTACAGCGAGGCTCAGGCGCTCGCCGCGCTTGACCGCTGCCAGCTCGAGCTGCACGGCCGGCTGACGGTGGCCGATGTGATCGACAGGATTGCGTCGGTTGGCGGGCATCCGTCGGCAAACGAGGCTTGGGGGCTGGCGCTGGCATCGCACGACGAGTCGGAAACCGTTGTCTGGACAGAGCAGATCGCCGAGGCCGCAGGAATCGCGCAGCCGGTGCTTGATGCTGGTGATGAAATCGGCGCGCGAATGGCATTCAAGGACGCCTACGACCGAATTCTGCGCGAGCGCCAGGAGAAGCCGCGCTGGTTTGCCAGTCTCGGGACCGATGCGGGGCGCAGGGCGGCGGCGCTTGACAAAGCGGTACGGGCAGGACTGCTGACGCAACAGCACGCGACTGGACTGCTGCCGGCACCGAATGACCCCGGGCCGATTGGTGCGGCGCTGTTTGATGGGAAGGCTGCGCGATTGGAAAACCTCGAACCGGCAGACCGCGAACGGGCGAAGCAGAACATGGCCAAGCTTAAGCTGATCCTGGCCGGAAGGAGCGCGGCATGATAATCGCGGTTGATTTCGACGGAACCTGTGTTGATCACAGATACCCGTTGATTGGAGATCCTGCGCCTGATGCGGTCGAAACGCTTAGACAGTTGGCGAAGAATCACCGCCTGATTCTTTGGACCATGCGCAGCGGGAAACACTTGGACGATGCAGTGAAGTGGTTTGTAGATCGGGAAATAGAACTGTACGGAATCCAGATGAATCCAACACAGCACACTTGGTCAAAGTCTCGGAAATGCTACGCCAACGTCTATATCGACGACGCAGGCTTCGGGGCGCCTCTGATTCATCCGAGAGGATTCAATCGTCCGTGCATTGATTGGGAAAAAGTGAAAGAGAGGTTTTTGGCATGAGCGAAGACCATCTCGACCCGTTTAAATGGGCCAGGTTTCCCCGCTCGCAAGCGGCGATCGGCCACGTCTTCGAAGGCAGCAGGCAGGGTGATGAGCGATTCAAGCAAATCCTGGAAGGTCACATCCGCGACGGCGTGTGCGATGAGCAGGGAAACTTGCTGCTGGTTTGGTGTGCTGGGCAGTGGGTCAAGCCGGCGTGGTATGTGCGGGTGAATAATGAGAGGCGATCGGCATGATTGCTTGCGCAATCCATCGCGAGGGCATAAACGCAACGCTCGGCGAGCACTCGATACGCATTGAGCTTGCCGACGATGGGGGGTGTCCGTTTTTGATCGTCAAGAGCGCAGACATTGACGACCGGAACGATCTGCGGCTGGACCAGGATGAGCTGGACTTTCTGTGCAATGATTGCTAGAGATTGATAAGGGGGTCGAAGTGAGCGCAAAGTGGAAGGCGACAAGCAAAAAATATCCTGCAAAGGCTCATTTGTGGGGACCGACGGAAAAAATAATGATGCGCGTCTTTTCGGTGAGCAAATGCGGAATATACCGGAAAACAGATAATCTGCTTCCTGCAGAAGATGGGCAAGAGAGGTGCAGCAGGTGCATGGAAATCGGAAACGACGAGTGACGTCCGATCAGGAAGATAAGCGCGAGGCTTTCAGCGAGCGCGCGGCGATTATCGAGTTCTGCAGCGAGCGAGCAATACCCAGGCGTGAGGCAGAGCGCATTGCGGCGCGGCAGATGGGATTGACGGATGACGAGGCGGAGTTTTTGATGGGCGTGGCGAAGGATGGCGCTGGCCAGTGAATACCATCCGCTACACGTCAGGCGAGATTGTCGAGATGTCAGACGTTATTCGTGCAGAATCGTTTGATCTTGATTTGCAGGAAGGCGATCATGGGATTTCTGTCTGCTGCATGAAGAAAGATGGGTCGATTCACGAGATTGGCTTTGTAAGCGATGAGATGGCGCTGAATTCGCCAGCAAATGCGCGCAGAGCCATTGAGATTATCAAGTGGTCAGGCATTCGTCGTGAATAATGAATCTAAATGGAAGAAGGTCGTTATCCGATACACATCTGGCGCTGATGACAGGCGCCCGTGCTGCGAGTGCAGGCACCTGCGCGGTCATGTATGCAGCGTGGCGCACCCAGGCGGCAAGGTATCGGCCGTGCGAGGGCATCAGCCGGCGCTGCCCGACATGCCGAGGCGGTGCGCATGGTTTGCCGAAATCAAAAGCCGCCCGTAGGCGGCTGTCGGTCAGTCTGCGTTAAGCCGGTTGCATCGCTTCTTCGAGCGACGAGCAGCGCGTGCAGCCGTTGTGAGGCACGAAGCGATAGAAGCGCTCGCCGGTCTTGTCAGTGAGGGCGTATTGATCGGGAAGCCAGTTGCCCGGCGTGGCGACCTTGGCGAGAATCCGCAGGGACAGGAAACCGACTTTGACGGTTTCGCCGACTTGCCAGACTTGCTTTGAGTGCTTGACCATTTCGTTCTCCTGTTTGGTTGCTGATCTGATGATTGAAATAATACGCCTTTAATCAGGAGTGTCAACATCTTTTTTTAGGCGCAGAGCGTCAATTGCTCGCCGGATGCCGGCGGCGAGATTGCCGCGCCCGGCAGCTTTGGCTTTGGCTTCGCGCGCAGGGTCCAAAAGTACGGCTAGCTTCTTCGCCCCGATGGCCAAGGCTGGCCGGCCTGCGCCTTTGCGGGCGCCGCCGTTGGTCTTGCGGCCGTCTGGTTTTTCTTCAGACATGTGACGCCCCCATGTTGATGATGAGTGCGCCATTCTCATCTTCGTTGGTTACACAGAGGTACGCGCCGCCGCGCTCGCCGAATTGGCCGCCACATTTGCACCCGGCGCATCCGCAAAGCTCGCGGCGAAGGCGCATTACGGTTTTCCATGCGATCTTGTGATAGCCGGCGAACCGGCCAGATTTGACAGGGACCGGGCGAACCGTTGTCTCGGTGTTGTGAAAATCGTTGGTCATGGTGACTGTTTTCATGGTGCTCTCCTGGTTGGTTTGTTTGCTCATCCGACAATTGAAATTGTACGCCTTTATTCTGGTGTGTCAAGAGGTTTGTTGCGGCGATGCGTGAATTCTTCGGCGCGACGCTGCGCAAGATTGGCGGTAGAATTCGCGCATGGCGCTAACGGCGAAACAATCTGCTTTCATTGACGAGTATCTCGTTGATCTAAACTCGTCTCAGGCCGCGATCAGGGCAGGATATAGCGCCAAGACGGCAGAATGGATCGGTCCGCAGTTGCTTAAGAAAAGTCACGTCGCGGAGGAAATTGCCAAGGGCATGGCGAAAAGGCAGGTTAGAACCGCTCTGACCGCCGATGCAGTGCTTGCCAACATCGACCTGATTCGCAAAGACGCGATGCGCCCGGCGCAGGACAAGGACGGGAATCAGACGATGCTCAACCACGCTGCGGCTCTGAGGGCTTGCGAGCTGCTCGGGAAGCACATGGGCATGTTCGGCGACAAGATGGCGCTGACAATCGAGAGCACGCCAGAGGAAGACATCGACAAGCGCATCGCAGAGCTGCTGGTGGCCACGAGCGCAGCGCAGCAGGCACAAGGTCGCGGCGAGATGCATTGATGGCAGCAGCGCGCCTTGTGAGCGCCGCGTCCGACAAGCAAGAACTGGCGCGGCTCCTGGCTGAGAAGTTCCGCAGGCTGCAGCAGCGCAAGTGGCTGACCTACTATCCAGACGCCGGCCCGCTTCGGCGCGAACTCTACCCAAAGCATCTCGCGTTCTTCGCGGCTGGCGCTCGCTATCACCAGCGCATGATGATGGCGGCGAACCGGGTCGGGAAAACCGAAGGCGTCGGCGCATACGAGGTAGCTCGCCACTTGACCGGCGTTTATCCGCCTTGGTGGGAAGGTCGCCGATTCAGCAAGCGGACGAAGGGATGGGCCGTCGGCGACACGCGCCAGACCGTTCGCGACATTCTCGCCGAGAAGCTGCTCGGACCGAAGGGCGATCGCGGCACAGGAATGATCCCCGGCGAATCCATCCTGCGCATCGTGCCTATGCCAGGAGTGCCGGATGGCGTTGAGCTTGTAGATGTGCGGCACGCAAGCGGCGGCATCTCAAAACTCAACTTCAAGAGCTTCGACCAGGGCAGGCAGGCCTTCCAAGGCACAGAGCAGGATTTCATCTGGCTGGATGAGGAGCCTCCTGCCGATGTGTATGAGGAATGCCTGACGCGCACGGCGACGACCGGCGGAATGATCCTGCTGACCTTTACCCCGCTTTCTGGCCTGTCCGATGTGGTCTTGCTGTTCCTGCCAGGCGGCGACATCGCAGAGCGAATAGACGAGGTTTCCAGCCGCTTCGTGATCTTGGCGACGTGGGACGATGTGCCGCACCTCGATGAGCGCACCAAGGAGATGCTGTTCGCGTCCTACATGCCTTTTCAGCGTGACGCGCGCACTCGTGGCGTGCCGGCGCTCGGCAGCGGCGCAATCTATCCAGTCCCTGAGTCTGACATCGTGATACCGGATTTCGAGATTCCTGCCCATTTTCCGCGCGCTTACGGGATGGACGTTGGCTGGAATCGCACGGCGGCGATTTGGGGCGCATTCGATCTTGATACTTCGATCGCCTACCTCTACTCACAGCATTACCGAGGCGAGGCTGAACCGATTGTCCATGCCGAGGCGATCAAAGCACGTGGCGCGTGGATCCCTGGCGCGATTGATCCCGCTTCGCGCGGCCGAGGGCAGAAAGACGGCGACCAACTGCTTGAGCTTTACCGAGAAATGGGCCTCGACCTGGCGATGGCAGATAACGCGGTCGAGGCGGGTATATACGACGTTTGGACGCTGCTATCAGCCGGGAAGATCAAGGTCTTTGCGAGCTGCACAGATTGGCTGACCGAATACCGACTCTACCGACGCGATGACAAAGGGCGCATTGTGAAAAAGAACGATCACTTGATGGATGGCACTCGCTACCTGTTCAGGACTGGCCGCGACTTGGCGCGCGTCAGGCCGGTCAAGAAAGAGTCTGAGGAATCATTCGGCGGCGGATGGATGGGATGAAAAACGAACGAATCACGATGTGCCGAGGCGCTGCCACGCTCTCGATCGGGATAACCACGGCCGTGCCGCTTCACATGCGGTCGAGAGTGCTGGAAATCAGCGAAGTCTTCTGCCATCCGACACACCGCAGGACCGGCGCGGCATCTCGCCTCATGCAAGACGCCTGCGCCTCGGCCGACCGATCGGGCAGGGTTATCATCCTGTCCGTTGAGCCTGAGGACGATTCTCCGATGAATGCATTGCAACTCGCCAAGTGGTATGGTAAATACGGATTTGAGATAATCCAGCCGGCAACGGACGAAACCCCGGCGATAATGGCAAGGCAACCGCAGATGATGAAGCACTGATAATGCGATCAAACGACGACATTCTGCGGGAAGCGGAGAAGCGCAAAGCCATTTGCACCACGGCCGAGACTCAGAACTTCAACGACGCTCGCGCCGACTTGCAATTCCTGAAGGGCGATCACTGGCCGGCTGAGGCGAAGCGCCTGCGGACAGTCGAGAAGCGGCCGTGCTTGACCATCAACAAGCATCCGGCATTCCTGCGCCAGATCACGAATGACCAGCGGCAGAATCGCCCGTCTATTCACGTCCATCCGGTTGATGACGCCTCAGATCCCGAGGTTTCCGAAGTCATCGAGGGCATGATTCGGCACATCGAATACGACAGCGACGCAGCGACATGTTACGACACCGCCGTTCAGTCGGCGACGGCTGGCGGATTCGGATACTTCCGTTTGATAACCGATTATGAGTCGCCAGACTCATTTGATCAGGTAATCAAATTTGACCGCATCCGCAACGTCTTCTCGGTCCATATTGATCCATCCATCAAGCAGTGCGACGGCAGCGATATGCGGTATTGCTTCGTTGAGTCTTATGTCCCGCGCTCTGAGATTTCCGCGCGATACAAAAATTCAGAAGTCGGCCAGCGAGGCGCGGACGAGAGTGGCGATGACGACCGCGAAGTGCTGATTCTCGAATACTACGCAATCGAGGAAATCCCCGACGAACTGCTTCTGTTATCGAATGGCGAGACAGGATTCCGCTCTGATCTAGTCGAGATGCCCGAGGGTGTCGTAATCGAGAAGTCGCGGAAGTCCAGCAAGAAGCGGGTCATGTGGTACAAGTGCGCTGGCAGTGATGAGAAAGTGCCAGGCAAGCGCAACGCTATCCGAATCGAACCGCATTTGACCGACGTGCTTGAATCGACAGAATTGCCGTTCGACTTCATTCCGGTGTTCCCCGTGATCGGCAACGAATTGGACATCGACGGCGAGGTGACGTACAGCGGAATCGTGCGCGACTCGAAAGACAGCGCGATGATGTACGACTTCTGGATGACCTCGGCAACCGAAGAAGTCAGCATGAGGCCAAAGACGCCGTATATCGGTGCCAAGGGCCAGTTTGCCGGCGTTGAGGAATCCTGGCGTCAGGCCAATACCAGAACGTTCGCCTATCTCGAATATGAACCCAAGACGGTTGGCGGACAGCTTGCGCCTGCGCCTTCTCGCCAGCCGATGGCCGACGTTCCCACCGGCGTGCTCGCAATGGCCATGCATGCGGCCGATGAAATCAAGGCCACAACGGGCATTTTCGACGCATCACTTGGCGCGCGCGGCAATGAGACATCCGGCAAGGCAATCAACGCTCGCAAGCGCCAGGGCGACGTTTCCAACTTCCACTACGCGGACAATCTGAACAGGACTATCAAGCACGCCGGCCGCTGCCTTATCTCAGGCATTCGCCGCGTTTATTCCGGCGAGCGCATCGTTCGCATTGTCGGAAAAGACGAAACCCACAGCCATGTGAAGATCAACCAGGCAACGAAAGACGTGGTGCAGCGTCCCGACGGCACAATCGAAGTGGTCGAGAAAATCATCAACGATGTCACGGTTGGCCGATACGATGTTGTCGTCAAAGCCGGCCCGTCCTACTCAACGCTTCGCGAGGAATCGCTTGAGGCGATGGTAGAAGTCGGGCAGTCGTGGCCGAAGCTCATGGACATTGCTGGTGACGAAGTCGTGCGGGCGATGGACTGGCCCGAAGCCGACAAGATCGCCGACCGCATCAAGCGCACGATGCCGCCTGAGCTGGTCGCTGACGAAGACGAACAGCAAGCCGCGCTACCGCCTCAAACGCAGCAACTTCTGCAGCAGGCCAGCGAGCATATCCAGCAGCTACAGCAGGCGCTGCAGGAGTCTTCGCAGCGGCTCCAAGAGACTGAACAAGCCGGCGCGATCGAACTGCAGAAGGAAATCATCAAGGCGAAGTCTGCCGAGAATATCGCTCGCATCAACAGCGAATCGCGCACCGACGTGGAAGAACTCAAGGGCTGGATCGCGATGCAACTACAGGCTCTGCAACCGCCTCCAGTGCTCGCCGCGGACGTGCGGCAAGACCTGATGCAAGACGACACCGCGCCGCAGGGTGGGACGCCTGCGGGCTACGCGCAACCGCCCATCTCTGGATATTAGCCATGAGCGAAGAACTGATTGACCAAGTAGCAACCCCCGAAACGACCGATGCAGGAACGCAGCCCGATGAACCGCATCAGGACGCCGGCCAGCCGAATGATGCGCCCGAAACCGACCAGCAGGATGCCGACGCAGAGCACGAACAAGGCGCCAAGGCTCGCCGATCGGCTCAGGCTCGCATCAACGAGATTACCCGGGCGAGGCACGAAGCAGAGCGCGAAGCCGCCTACTGGCGCGGCATTGCCGAGGGCACGAAGAAGCCGGATGCGCCTGCGCAACCGCAGAAAGTCGCCGATGCAAAGCCTGCCGTCGCCGATTTTCAGGACTATGACTCGTATATCGAGGCTGTCGCCGAGTGGAAAGCGGACCAGAAAATCCGCGAAGTCCTGCGTTCGAATGATGAGCGGAGCGAGCAGAGCAAGCGCGCATCCGAAGCACGCGAAGTTGCTAGCACATGGGCGACTCGGCAGGACGCCACGCGGCGAGCCATTCCCGATTACGACGATGTCGTTGGCTCGTCCAGCGTCGTTGTAGCACCGTTCGTCAGCGATGTTCTGCTGACATCCGAAAGTGGCCCGCAGGTGGCCTATCACCTTGCAAAAAACCCGGCGATTGTCGATCGGCTGAACGCCATGACGCCAATTGCTGCAGCTCGTGAAATTGGACGCCTCGAAGCGGCGCTTGAGAAGCCTTCGAAAAAGCCAGCAGTACCAGTGCCTGAACCGGCCACTGTCTCCAGGAGTTCGCGGACGCAGACTAGCGATCCTGCGCAAATGACTCATGAGCAGTATCGGCAAATGCGGGCCAAACAAGGCGCTCGATGGGCGCAACGATAATCCATTCATGAGGTATCAAACGCAATGTCTAACACCCTAGTTACCTGCTCCATTGTTGCCAGGGAATCCTTGGCGATTTTGGAAAACATGCTGTCTTTCAGCACGATGGTCAATCGTGACTGGGAAGATGAATTCACCGGCAACATGAACCGTGGCTATGCGCCCGGTCAGACCATCAATATCAAGCGCCCGCCTCGCTACACGTACCGCGCTGGCCGCGTTGCGGTGCCGCAGGCGACCGTTGAAACGACTGTGCCGATCACGCTTTCCCAGGGCGGCGTGGATTTGAACTTCACCTCGATCGAACGCACCTTGTTGCTGACCAAGCTGGAAGACAAGCTGCAAGCGGCGATGGCCACGCTGGCGAACGAAATCGACCGCCAAGGCCTGACGCTGGCGCACTACAACACCTTCAACTGCATCAACCCGGCTGGCGCGCTGCCGAACACCCAAGCACTCGCGCTCGGCATCATTACCGACGCCAATCGCCGGCTTGACGAGATGGCTGCGCCTCGCGACAAACAGAGGGGGTTTATCATGAACCCCGCGTTGAATGCTGCCGAAATCGGCGGATTTGCTGGCCTGTTCAATGCGCAAGGCACTCTGAGCAAGCAGTTTGGCTCTGGCCTGATGGTCGATAGCCTCGGCCTCGCGTATGCAATGGACCAGAACGTTGATGTGCATACCAACGGCACGCAGAACGTCGCCGGTACGAACGTCAATGGCGCAGGCCAAACCGGCTCGGCAATCACGGTTGTCGGCCTTGGCGGCACTATCACACGCGGCACCGTCGTTACCTTCCCCGGATGCTTCGCGGTGAATCCGCAGTCGCGCGTTTCGACGGGCGTGCTCGCGCAGTTCGTTGTCACTGCCGACTGCGCTGCCGGTGCAACTTCCGTCCCGATCAGTCCCGCTTTGACCCCGACCGGCGCATTCCAGAACGTGACCGCCTCGCCGACTACCGGCTCGCCGTTCCTGATCGTTGGCGCTGCGAGCACGTCGTATGCGTGTAACGTGGCCATGCATAAGGATGCCTTCACACTGGCCATGGTGCCGATGTGGGCGCCTCCTGGCGGCAAGGGCGTTATCGACGTGGCGCAGGAAACCTACAAGGGATATACGCTCAAGGTGACTGAGTTCTACGATGGCGTGAATGACAACTCCATCATGCGTATTGACGCGCTTTTCGGATGGGCCGCGACCTATCCAGAGCTGTCCGTCAAGGCCTACACCGTCTAACCAAGGAGAATCAGAAATGGCTGTTACTCTCTCTCGCGCATACGGTGGCTACGCTTCTGGCGCTGTTGTCGTTTTCCCGGACGCTACCGAACAAGCGCTGATTGCTCAGGGCATCGCGGTGGCTTCACTTGTCACTTCGTCCGCCTCGCTTATCGGCGGTCCAGACCAGTTCGTTTTCCAAGGCGGCAACCAGGCATTTATTCCGCAGGGCGGACAGGGAACTCCGCTGGTTCTGCAGGGGCCTTCGATCTTGCCGAACGTTGGACTCGGCACGGCCGCACTTACCGCCGTTGGCGCTTCGTCGGTGCATGTTGCCGGTACGCTCAACGTGTCGGAAATCTTCGTTCCCTTCTGGAACACGTGGAAGGGCCTTGGCGTGCTCAACGGCACCGTCGCCGGCACGGACAACATGTTGGTCGCGCTGTACGGCAACGACGGCAAGCTGCTTGCGAACTCGGCGATCGCCGGCACGCTCTCGGCGGGTACTTCGGTGTTCCAGAACCGTGATTTTCTGGTACCTGTCACGCTCGCTCCTGGCCGCTACTTCTGCGCCGTTCAGTCCAATGGCACCACGGCGACCAGCAACAAGTTTGTCGTGGCCAACGGATCGAACGTGCTGACGGCGGCTGTGGCCGGTACGTTTGGCACCGTGCCAGCGACGATCACCGTTCCGACGACCTTCACGACCGCGCAAGGCTGCGTCTGCCAGCTCTACACGTAACCGTTCTATCGGGCCGGGGAGACTCGGCCCGAGTTACCAAGGATAGAAAATGGCAAACGTAAGCGTTACGATCACAAAGGCAGGGCGATGCGACTACTACGGCGCACCGCTGGTGGTAGGGCAGGTTTATTCAACCTCGTTTGACGAGGCGCGATCGCTTTGGCAATCTGGATTCGCTTCTGTGGCTGACGAAACGGTATTTGACAACGACTCGCTGCCGGGTGACGCATCTCCGGTCAAAAGCTTTAAATTCCCAGGATTCAAGCCGTGCCTGCTGCCTTCGCTGGCGGCCAACTCAACGGCATCGCGCAGTAACGGCGTAGTCACGGTCTCGGCAACCGGCCACGGCATCACTACCGGTACAACCTACGTCGGGTTCCGCTTCTACTTCCCGGGCTGCGCATCGCTGTTGGCTGGATGGTACGACAGCATCCTGAGCGTTGCGGACGCCAACACAGTGACGTTTTCCGCTCCCGGAAGCGACTTCGGATCACAGTCGATCAATGCTGCGGCGGCATGGACAACGACAACGGACGTCATTTCGCTGACAATTCCTGCTGGCACGCTCAAAGACCAAAGCCGGGTGTCGGTCAGGTGTCTTCGTGGAGGATCTACTGATGCAGGATTGAAAACGCTCACAATCCGATTTGGAACGGCAGCGGTTTGCACAAACGCGCTTGGGGCCGGACCGTTCTCAGACATGCCTTTAAGCTTTCGCTGCTTTGGTCTTAACTCGCAGCGATCTGTTTCGTATGCTGACGGCACAGCTGGCGGTGCTTTCGTGTCAAGCACAATGAGCGTCGCACAAGACAATGACTTGACGATTCGTGGCACGTGCGCCGCAGCGTCAGAATTCTTCGTGGTCTTCGGGGCAAACGTCGAGGTAACTCAATAATGGCACTCAAATACTTTGCAACAAAGGCCGAGGCTGACGCAGTTCCGGGCGCGCAAGTTTCGTGGCGCATCGTGAAGGGTGGCGGATTGCCGTGGGTCGCGGCAACCGACGAGGATGTTGTTGTCGATCCTCGACCGACCGTCACGAAGTGGCAGCTTGTCCAGGCCTGCGCCGACGCCGGAATTACCGAAGCGCAGATTGACACCGCTGTGGCCACGCTTACCGCCAAGCGGCAGCGGTTCTGGCGATACACGAACGTTATCGACCGCGACAACCCCATGTCGTCAGGCCTGCGCGCCGCGCTTCCCGGTCCGCCAACTGGCCCGCAGTGGAATGCAATCTTCCTGGCGGCTGCGGCGCTTGATCCGCTGATCGTTTAAGGGCGCACGCTGATGGCAACGACGGCGCTGCAACTGATTACAGGCGCAATGCGGTTGCTCGGCGCTGTCTCGCCGGGAGAATCGCTGACGACGGACGAATATACCGACGCGCTAGCCGTGCTCAACGACATGTTGGACGCTGCGAACGCTGATAACCTCACGGTTTATGCGAATGAAAATCAGACCTTCAACCTGATTGGTGGCCAGCAGGATTACACCATCGGTCCGGCAACTGCCGACTTTATCGCAACGCGCCCGGTGGCGATCGAATTCGCCTTCGTGACGTACAACCTGCTCGATTACCAGCTTCGGCTCCTGACGCAGCAGCAATGGAATGCGATCACGCTCAAGTCGTTTTCTGTGCCGATCCCGAACTCGCTCTATTACGTCGGAGAATACCCGCTCGGCAAGATCCATGTCTGGCCGATTCCGTCGTCGGCTATCCCGATCACACTGAGCGTCAATTTCCAGTTTTCCGAACTCGCCACGGTCGCGGCAAGCATCGCCTATCCGCCAGGCTATAAAAAGTGGCTGCGCCATCAGCTCGCCTGCGAACTTGGCCCGGAGTTCAAAATCCCGGTACCTCCTGACGTCAAAGAAACGGCCGCGCTGACGCTCGCCTCTATCAAAGACATCAACCGCCAGCAGCCGGTAGCCAACTTCGATACGGCGCTGACCGGTGGGCAAACGCTCGGCCTGGCCGGATTCCTCGGCGGCTACTGATGCGCGTACCGCTGACGACGGCACTTGAGACTCGCGACGGGTCGTCGGCCAAAGATCAGCGGCTGTTCAACGGCATTGCCGAAGTGGCTGGCGGCCAAGTAGGCGTCATCAAGCGACCCGGCAACACATACCTCGGAGCGGTATCTTCCGGCGCGTCACAGATGCTTGCAGAACTGTCAGGAAGCGCCGTAGCGGTCACGAACGATTCAGTCAAGACGGTTACGCCTTACCCGTTCGTGCTCGAATCTACATCGTCGTTATCACCAATAACGGCCGGTCTCGACTTGACCTCTGCGGTCAAAGGCCAAGGCGATAACGTCAAATCGCTTCTCATCAAGTCATCGCAAGAGGCGTGGGTGCTGACCTGATGCGCCTGCCTGTCACGACCGACCTGAAAACGCGCCTGAGCAATACGACCAAGGACGCGCGGCTCATCAATGCGCTGACCGAGGCGAAGGCCGACGGCCAGAATGCGCGCAAGCGGCCCGGCATGATCAATACTCAATACGACTACGCTGGCCATCAAGGCTTTATAGGCCTTAATGGGCTTGTGTATCTTGTTTATGACGACAAGTTCGAGCTTGGAGGATTGCTGTGGCTTCCGTGGTGGAGTTATTCGGTTGGCGACGTGGTAAGTCACGATGGTGAATTGTGGGAATCTACCGGCGCAACCGTAGGAACAGAACCTCCTGGGACAGGATGGATTGCCTATGTTCCGTCTGTTCCAGGATGGGATATTGTCGGATCGTCGCTACCAAAAGACCTGTCTTATTATCTTGCGAATGCTCTGGCAACTTCTTCAGGAATCAATTTACTGACCGGGGAAAACCAGAAAAGCTACCAAAGCACTGATGGTGCAACATGGAGCGCAGGAACCACATGGACCGGCACTGGATACAATTTCGGGGTTTCTGGTGGATGGTCAGATGGAACTACGATGTGGCACTGCGTTTGCTTCTCGTCCACATTATATGTCGACAAAACAACCTACAGCGCATTCACTGGACTAGGTTCTTCGGCAATTGGTGGCGGGTTGTTGTCTGATTATGCGGAGCCAGAGCTTTACAAGATCGGCTCCACTCTGTACGCCAGAGTCTCCAATACAGGGTCAGTTGCCAGGTTTGTTTCAAGCGCAGATGGCGCTATATCGTGGAGCACAATCACATCCGATCTTCCTTTCGCCGACTTTTCAAAAATAGTCATCATGGGATCTACTGCTTACTCTATCCCGGCAGGCGGAGGTGGCGGAAAAAAGGTATATTCATCAACCGACTTTTCAACATGGACACTGGTAACTAGCGACTGGGGCTTGGGAACAGAAACAATCCGGTCTGTTGCAAAGCAGAACTACGGAAGCAAGATTGTCGTGCTTCTATCGTCTGACGATGTGGCAACAACAACGGATGGAGCAACGTGGACAAAATCGACATTTACTACGCACACCATTCCTCCTGCTTTTACTCCAAAATGTCTGTGTCAATACGCTGGCGACTGGTATGCGCTTGGACAAAACTCTTGGGCAAAATTGCCGGCTAGCCGAGTTCCCTGATGACTACGCTAACCGTCACAGTCGCCGGACAGCCATTCGACATGATGCAGTATGTCGCGCAACAGAGCATTTACGGCATCTTCTTCAAATCAGCGTATGACGCCTTTTCGTTCGAGGGTAACGTGCTAACCAAAGTCACCGACGCGGATTATCCCGGCTGGAGCAGCGTCACTCCGACGAGCATTACCCGGTCAGGATCTACGGCCACCGTTACGCTCCCATCTGCCGTGAATTGGCAGTCTGGTTCGAGTGTCATCGTGGCAGGCGCGGCACAGACCGAATACAACGGCACGGTTGTGATTACCGTCACCGACTCTACGCACTTCGACTATACCGTGACCGGCACGCCGGCAACGCCGGCCACGGGAACGATCACTATCAAAGGCGGGCGCACGACTGTTCCGGGCGTGGTCTATCTCGATGGCTACTTCTTTGTGATGGATCAGAATGCCGTGATCTACAACAGCGGGTTGAATGATCCGCTGTCATGGGATGCGCTTGATTTCATCACAGCGGCGATTGAGCCTGGCGCAGGCGTGGCCATTACGAAGTCGCAGAATTACGTTGTGGCTTTGAAAGAATGGAGTACCGAATTCTTTTACAACGCCGGCAACGCTACCGGCTCGCCTCTTTCCCCAGTCCTGAGTGCATTTACGCTTGTTGGCTGCGCGTCAGGAGAAACGGTCGCGTCGTTGGATGAAACCGTCTATTGGGTGTCCAAGGCGAAACAACGCGGGCCGTCCGTCTATCGCATGAAGGAACTGCAGCAAGAGCACGTAAGCACGCCGGATGTCGAGCGAATCCTTGCCGCTGACGGACTGACCGACTGCTACGCCTACGGGGTCAAAGTCGCCGGGCACTCGTTCTACGTCCTCGGCCTTCGCACGATCGGAGTGACGCTGGCTTTCGACGCCACATCAAACACATGGGCGCAATGGACGAGCATGGTCGCGCAAGCGCCGAAATCCTGCACCATTTCGCAGTCTAACGGACTGGCGACGGTCGAATGCACCGCGCACGGGTATTCCGACTGCGATCCTGTCGTGATCGCGGGAGCATCGCCGACGGCCTATAACGGCACGCAGCAAATCAACGTCACCGACGCTGACCACTTCACCTATGAAGTGCCTGCTGCGACAACAACCCCGGCAACCGGCACAATCACTGCGGCAGGCTATGTCGAGGGCTACTTCAGGTATTCGCGCTATGTGAATGCGGCAGGCAAAGACCTCGTGCTGCACGAGACAACCGGCGCGCTGTGCGAACTTGACGACACGACGTATCTGGATGATGACGCGCCGATCAAGCTGAAGATCAGGACGCCAAAGTTTGACGACGGCAACGAGGACTGGAAAACCATCGGCCAGCTACGGGTTGTCGGCATGAAGCAGGGCGATGGGGCGATGGTGCGCTGGACGGATGATGACTACGTGACCTATACCAAGGGCCGGCGCATTGACCTGTCGGCGGCGCAGGCCCGGCTGCGGCGGTGCGGAAAGTTCAGGCGTCGCGCATTCGAACTGATCCATATTGAAGACTTGCCGGTGCAGCTTTCGGCATTTGAGATTGACTGAAGGATGATGAGATGACCGACTGGGACAAAGAGATTGCAAGCTACCGTCTGCGCGAGCAGTTCCCGGCGCTTGACGCAGAAGCTTCTGCAGCAGGTTGGCAGTCTGACGGACAGGGCAACTATCGGCGAGCCTTCAACGGGGTAACGCAGACGCTGCCAGCGGCCGTGCTCGCACAGAACCTGCAGGAACAGAAGCAGGCATCGCAATTGAGCACCCCGGTTTCGATCGGTGGCGGACAGAATTACCTGCAGCAGATTCAGCAGTACCTGCAGCCACAGCAGCAGGCGATTGCGCAGAGCGGGCAGCAGTTGTCACAGCTCGGCGCTAGCGCGGGGATGAGTTCCGGCCAATACTCGAACCCGTATGAGCAGAGGCTGGCCGAACTAATCAACAATCCCAACTCAATCGAGAACAGCAACGCTTACAAGTTCCGGTTCAATCAGGGCCAGCAGGCGTTAGAGCGCTCGGCGGCGGCGCGCGGAATGCTCAACTCCGGCAATACCCTGGCGGCGCTGACAAACTACGGCCAAGGCGCGGCGAGCGAGGAATACGGGAACGAGTACAACCGGCTGAACTCGTCCGTCGGGCAGCGCAACCAATACAATCTGGGCCTGATGGGTGCGAGCAATCAGGAGCTTGGACTTCGGCAGCAGGGCCTGCAGGACCAGAACAATGCCTATCAAAACAACGCCGGAACCGCGCTGCGGGCGCTGATCGGGTACGATGAGAACACGATGAACGCGAATCGCCTGGCGGCATCCAACGCAGTAGGGACCGGCAGGATCAATGCCGGCCAGAATGCTCGCGCTTCGACTTGGTAAGGGCAGATCATGAACCTCTCTGAACTTCTCGCTGCCGGCTACGATCCGGCCCGGTTCGCACAAGGCCGCATTCGGCAAGGCGGGCAACCGCTGACGCCGGAAGAGATCGACCAGATCAATGCGGAGCAGCAGGCGCAGCGCATGGCGGATACCAGGCTTTCCATCGGGATGATCGGCAACAGCCCGCAAATGCCTTACCCGCGATTCGGCGCAAGCGGGTCGTGGTCTCCGGCTGGCGCAAGCGGTTCATGGGAAGATTCCGCACCCATTGCGCAAAACCAGAATGCGCTGGCAAATGGCGCAAGTGGGGCATGGAACGAGCCCCTGAGTCAATCGCAAGCCGCGCCCGTCCCGCCGCCGGCACCGATGGCACCACAGCCGGCGCAACTGCGCGACCTCGCCGGCATCCGTGGAAACCTCAACCCAATCGACAATGCATCCGTA